GCCCCGCCGCCGTCCGGCGACCGAGAACGGCTGGCACGGATAGCCCGCAAGCACGATGTCCACCGCGCCACGCCACGGGCGGCCGTCGAAGGTGGCAAGGTCGTCCCAGACAGGAGCCGGATCCAAGGCCGCGTCTTCCATCCGGGCCACGAGGACGGCCGCGGCATAGGCTTCCCGCTCGACGTAACCCACAGTCCGGTATCCGGGCTCGGCAAGGACGAGGCCAAGATCGAGTCCGCCGGCGCCGGAGCACAGCGACAGTCCGAACAGGCTTCGCCCCTCCCGGCCTCCAGCAGCCGGAGCGGGATGTAGAGCCAGGTCATGCACGACGGGTTCCGGTCAGGCGGCGGGCCGGGAGTTAGATGAAAGTTCTTCGAACGCGCGGCCATCGGACTCCAGCACCGCCTTGCAGCCCGTGAGCTTCTGCCAGCGCCCGACGATGACATCGCAATAGCGCGGATCGATCTCGATCCCGAGGCAGACGCGCTCGGTCTTCTCGGCGGCGATCAGCGTGGTGCCGCTACCGCAGAAGGGCTCGTAGATCGCATCGCCCCTGGCGCTGTTGTTGAGGATGGGCCGGCGCATGCATTCCACCGGCTTCTGAGTGCCGTGGACGGTGGCCTCGTCCTCCGCGTTATCGTTTCCGATGCTCCAAACCGTGGACTGGTCGCGCGCCCCTTGCCAGCGGCCGGTCGCCCCCTCGCGCACCGCATACCAGCAGGGCTCGTGCTGCCAGTGATAGTCGCCCCGGCCGAGCACGAAGCGCGGCTTGGCCCAGACGATCTGCGAGCGGATGCGAAAGCGGCACACCTCGAGGCTCTCGGCGACGGTGCAGGCATGAACGCCCGCGTGCCAAACGTAGGCGACGTCGCCCGGGAACAGCGACCAGGCTTCGCGCCAGTCGGCGCGGTCGTCGTTCTTCACTTTTCCGGTGCGGGCAGTGGCGGAAACGCCCACCTTGTTGCGCCAGCCGGGATCGTAATCGACGCCGTAGGGCGGGTCGGTCACCATCAAGTGCGGGACCGTCTTGTCGAGCAGCTGCTCCACGTCCGTCGCCACGGTGGCGTCGCCGCAGAGCAATCGGTGGGGGCCGAGCAGCCAGAGGTCGCCCGGACGGGTGACGGGATCGGCCGGCGGCTCGGAGACTTGGTCTTCGCCCGCATCGCCGACGCCGTCGTCGAGACCGTCGAGCAGTCGGCCGATCTCCTCCTCGCCGAAGCCGGTCAGCGACAAGTCGAAGCCGTCCTCGCCGAGGCGTGCCAGTTCCGCGGCCAGCGCTTCCTCGTCCCAGCCCGCGATCTCGGTGAGCCTGTTGTCGGCGATGCGATAGGCCCGGGCCTCGGCGTCGGTGAGATGATCGAGCCGGATGACCGGCACTTCCTTGAGCCCGAGATGGCGCGCGGCGAGCAGCCGGCCGTGGCCGGCGACCAGCACGCCGCGCTCGTCGACGAGTGCCGGCACCGTCCAGCCGAAGCGCGCGATGGACGCGGCGATCCGGGCGATCTGGTCGGCGTCGTGGATGCGCGCGTTGCCGGCATAGGGCAGCAGCCGCTCGATGGGCACGAGCTCGACGGCCGACGGCGCGAAACGGAGATCGGTCATGGTCGGGCGGCCTTGCGCTCCGCGGCCACGTCATCGAAGGGACGGCCGTCGAGCGTCACCGGCACCTCGGGGAAAAGTTGCTTCCAGCGCAGCAGCGCCACGTCGGCGTATTCGGGGGCGAGCTCGATCGCCCGTACGATGCGTCCGGTGCGCTGCCCCGCGACGATGCACGTTCCGCTACCCGCGAACGGCTCGAACACGATCTCGCCCGCGCCCGAATAGGCGCGCATGACGAACTCGGGCAGCGCCACCGGGAACACGGCCGGATGCTCGGTCTCGATGCCGCGCGCCTTGTGCCGCGTGATGCGAATCACGTTGTCGGGAATGCGCATGTCCTGCACGCCCTGGCCGGCATGGGTCCATTCCCCGACGCTGCCATCCTTGTTCCGCATACCGCCGTGGGCGTCGTTGACGTGGCCGGCCCATTTGCAGGGCACAATCTTGTTGGGCTTGCGCGCCTGGCGGTTGAAGTGGAAGACGAGCTCGAAGCTCGGCGCCAGGCGCCCGTTCCAGTCGCCCGGCAATGCCGGTCCCTGGTCCCAGGCGTAGAGGCCGAAGCGCCGCCAGCCTTGCTCGCGCATCCACGCGATCCAGCCGTCCCAATAGGGCACCCATTCGTTGTTCCGGTGGATCAGCCCGAGGTTGACCAGCACCTGGCCGTCGTCGCGCAGCGCGTCCGGCAGATGACGGAACGCGCCGATCATCAGCGCGGCCCAATCGGGGACGCCGCCCGTCGTGTAGTCCCGCTGATTGCCGTAGGGCGGCGAGGTGAACAGCAGCGCCGCCTTGTCGCCGGCCATCAGCCGGGCGACGGTCGCGGGGTCCGTGGCATCGCCGCAGAGCAGCCGATGCTCACCGAGACGCCACAAATCGCCGGGCCGCGACACCGGATCGCGGGGCGGCTCGGGAGTCGCGTCGGCGGCGTCATCGCCGCCCGCATCGTCGCCGGTGTTCGGCTCGTCGCCTAGCGGCGCCAGCAGGCGGTCGAGCTCGGCCTCGTCGAATCCGAGAAGCGGCAGGTCGAAGCCCTCGCCGTTGAGGGCGTGCAGCTCGGCGGAGAGAATCTCCTCGTTCCAGCCGGCGTTAAGCGCGAGCTTGTTGTCGGCGATGACGTAGGCCCGGCGCTGCGCCGGCGTGAGGTGGTCGAGGACGATCACCGGCACCGTGTCGAGCCCGAGCTGGCGCGCCGCTTCGAGCCGTCCGTGACCGGCGATCACGCTGCCGTCGCCGGCGGCGAGGATCGGATTGGACCAGCCGAACTCGACGATGCTGGCGGCAATCTGTGCTACTTGCTCGTCCGAATGCGTGCGCGGGTTGTTCGCATAGGGGCGCAGGCGCGCGATCGGCCATTGCTCGACCGCGTGGGGCAGCCGTGGCGTCATGGACCTCGAATTCCGGATCGATAGGTGGTAACCGCAGGGTGGTAACCGGCGGGCGGTTACCGGGGTGGGTTACCACCCGGGCGGAAGCGCCAAGCCCGCGCAGACGCGGGCTTCTTGCGGGCGCTATGCCGTCGACGGAGTGGTAACTGGTAACTCAGATTTTACGGCTGTCGGTAGCGAACTTCCGGGCCAAGGGCGCCAGCATACGCTCTGCGCCCGGGAGGACCCGTGCTGCGCGGCACCGTATCGGCGCCCGCACGCGGCTCTCCCGAGCCTAGTCGGAATCTAGCCCGAAACCCCGGATTGCGTCTCGCCGGCAAATGTCTCACCGAAAAATGTCTCAGCGGTCACGATGCGCTTGACAGCGCTTGCGCCCGCTCGACGAGGAACTCGCGCGAACGCTTGGCCGGCACGCGCCGGCCATTGAGGCGCCAGACGATGACGCTGATGCTGTACTGCCAACGCCGGTGCGCCGTCGCCCGGCTCACGCCGAACCGCCAGCAGATCGCTTTCCACGGCGCGCCCTCGGCCCGCGTCCATACCAGCCGGGCGTCGTCGGATTCGAGCCAGGAGAGCCAGGCGAGCACCTCATCCATGCGGTCGATCGCGGCGGCCGAGGGCGGTGGGAGGCGGAGACGCACGTCCCCCCGGCCGAACGCTTCCCAGTAATCCCGGATCACCGGCGGCCAGGTGCTGAAGTAGCCGCGCACGCGCTCCTCGGGCAGGCGGCGCAGAGTGTCCGCCGCTTCCTCCAGGCGTTCCTCGACGGCCGGGGCGATCCATCGCTGCTCAGCCATGGCCGACTCCCTGCGTCTCGCGCTTGCCGTAGAGCTTCGTGCCCAGCTGCTTCACCAGTTCCCGCTCCGGCCAGGCGAGGCGTGGATCGTCCTCGGCAACCACCAGGACGCCCTGCTCATGCCAGCCGTCGCGCTTGACCTCGTCGGGCGCACGCCGCTCGCCGCCATAACCCTTGGGGAAGCGCCTCATCGCACGCCCCCGTTTGTCTCCATGGCCCAGAGCAGGATGGCGATGGCGTCGGCCTCGTTGTCGTCGGCGGGCGCGAATCCGCGGGCGCGGATCGCCGCCATGACCGCGGCCTTGTCGGCGTTGCCCTTGGCGGCGACGTGGCGCTTGACGGTGCCGACCGGCACGCCCTGGTAGGCGATGGAACGCTGCTCGCACCAGGCGGTCAGCGTGGCGAGAAATCCGCCGTAGAGATGCGCCGCGTCGGTGCCGATATGCCGCCGGACCTCCTCGAAGTAGATCGCGGCAAAAACGCCGGCGTCGCTCGCCAGCCGGTCGAGCCAGCCACGGAAGCGAAGATAGCGCATGCCGCCGCCATCGTAGCGGCTCGGGCGGAATGACGTGGTGCCGCTGACGACCGCGCCATCGGAAAGGCGCATCGCCCAGCCGGTGGTGGTGCCGAGATCGAGAGCGAGGACGGGAAGACGGCGGCGGTCGAACGGTCCCGCGGCCGGATCGGAAACTGCCGTTGCCGGCAGATCGGGAGCGATGTTCATGACGAAGGCTCACGGTGCGTGGGCCTTCGGCTTTGGTCGGCGAGGATTCTACGGGCCGCATAACGGCGCGGCAAACGAAAAAGCTCTTGTCACCAACCCCCATCGCGAGGTTGGTGACGGGAAAGAGCGCCGTGGGATCAGGCGCTTGACCCCGCCTGTCACCAACCTTGGCTGTCACCAACGGGGTCACAACATATTCGTATGGAAAATGCGCATTCCCTTTGGAAGCGGTCGGACATCCATTCTCCACGTATCGGTTTCAAACCCGTCGGTGACGTTGGTGACGTTGGTGACAGCGTTGATCCGAAAGCATTATTCCTGTCACCAACCCCTCCGCGAGGTTGGTGACAACGCAGGGGGTTGGTGACAGCGCGGACGAAAAAAGAGCGCCCGAAGGCGCTTCGATCGCCGGCAGGCTTGTCAGCGGCGGTATCGCCACTCCCGTGGCGCGTCCGCGCCCGAGCCCAGCCGCGCCTGGTATCGGCGCCAGCCCCTGGCCTTGAGCCAGGCCGTCACCCGCATCTGGTCCGAGCGCGACCAGCGTCCCGGCTCCAGCCCGATCGCGTACTGCAGGATTTCGCCGACTGACACGTCGGCGAGCGGCGTCGCCCGCGCGACCTCCTCGTCGCGCCAGTCGTCGTAGCCCGCGTAGCCGTGGTTGACCCGCCGCCGCTCGAAGGCGAGCCAGCGCTCGATCAGCGCGTCCCAGGCGTCGGAATGGTAGCGGGCTTCCTGCTCGACATCGGCGGCGGCGACCAGGGCCGGGTCGTCGAGCCACCAGATGGCACCCGCGCGGTAGCGGGCGGCGGCCTCGGCCCAGAGCTGGTCGCGGTCGCGGCGGAGCACGTCGAGGTCGATGCGCCCGCAGCGCACCGGCCAGAAGCGCCGGTTGCCGGTCTCGTCGCGCAGATAGGTGTCGGGGTTGACGCTGCCGGCGAACACGCACTGGCGCGGCACCTCGACGACGTAGCGCTCGTAGGGCGGCCGGTAGCGGTCGACGGTGCGGGTCAGGAACGCCTTGATGCGCGAGACCTCGGCGCGGCCGATCGCGTCCAGTTCGGCGATCTCAATGATCCAGATGCCGCGCATCTGCTGGGCGGCGTCCTTCGAGCCGATCTCGGCGATCTCGTCGGTGAACCATTCCTCGCCGGCCAGGACCTTCAGCGCGGTGGATTTCTTGGCGCCTTGCGGGCCTTCGAGGATGAGCATGTGATCGACCTTGGCGCCCGGCCGCATGATGCGGGCGACGGCCGAGATCATCCAGAGCGAGCCAAAGGCCCGGTTGAGCGGCGTGTCCTCGGCGCCGAGATAGGCGAGCGTCCAGGTCTCCAGCCGGGGCGTGCCGTCCCAGACGAGACCCTGCAGATAGTCCCGGACGGGATGGATGCGAATGTCGCGCGCGACCGCGCCGACGCCGCGGCTGACGACGGCGGGCGCGACGTTGATCTCGCGCCGCTGCAGCCATTCGGCGCAGCGCACATCGTCGGCGTCGCTCCACGGGCGGGGGACGCGAATGCTCCCGGGCGCCGCCTGCTCGTCCCACGGCAGCGGCCGGGTGATCAGGATTTCCTGGCGGAACTCGTCGAACACCAGCGCGCCGGCGAAGGCCTCGTCGCTGCCGAGCGCGGTGATGACGTTGGCCTCGTTGCGCTCGGGGGTGCCGGCGAGGTCGAGACGCAGCCGGCTTGCCCAGCGCGGACGGATCGGCCGGTGATGGATGTCACCGGTCGCGTTCAGGCGGCGGCGCAGCTCGCCGATCTGCTTCTCCAGGATCGCCACGGAGATCCCGGTCGCGCCCTTGATCGCCGCCAGAACCTGCCGCTCGGGCAGCGGCTCCAGGCGAACCTTGACGAGCTGGCCGAGCAAGGTGCCGAGCGTCTGCAGATCGGGCGGGCTGGTCAGCGCCCGGGCGGCCGCCTCGAACTCCGCGGCCGTGGCGGGAGCGGCGGGAACCGCGGGCGCTGCCGGTTCCGGGGTGCGATAATCGGCCGCCGTCACGCCGCGGCGCAGGTCGTCGTTGAAGTCGTCGCCATGCAGCGGCGAGACGATCGCGTTGGCGATGCCGGCGGTGTTCAGCCGCTCGGCGAGCTGGGCGGCGGCCTCGGCGCCCGCCTCGCCGGCATCGGCGAAGACGGTGACACGGGCGACGCCGTCGGGCCATTGCCAGCGGCGCAAGCCCTCGGCGGAGAGCGCCGCCCATGTCGGCACCCCGAAGATGGCCTGGGCCGAGAGCGCGGTCTCGATGCCTTCGGCGACGCCGAGGTGGCCGTCCGCGCCTACGGCCGAGAGTCGGACCGAGCCGCCGGCGACCGGGCCGAGCATCTTCTTGCCCGGCGGCGCCTTGGCCGAGCCGTCATCGAGCAGATAGGTGCGGTGGATGCCGCCGGTCGGCTTGCCCGCGCCGTCGCGGACCCGCGCCACCATGCCGGACCAGCCGCGCTTGGTCTCGAAGTCGGCGAGATCGGCATGGAAGAGGAGATCGGGAGAGCCCGGATCGCCGAGGCCGCGCGCGCGTAGATAGGCTTCCGCCGGCGAGCCGGCGAGCGGCCGGCATCCATCGAGAATCCGGGCGACCTCGAGGCGGTGGTGCGGTCTCGGCGGCGATGCCGGCCGTGACGGCGCCGGCCGGTCGAGCCGCGCGAGCCGGGCCGCCTCCTCGAACAGCGCCCGGTCGGCCAGCCCGGTCGCATGGTGAATGAGGTCGATCGGACCGGCGCTCTCGCCGGTGGCATGGTCGTAGCCCCGGCCGGCATGCGGGCCGGCGAGGTGGATCACGCACGAGCCCTCGTTGCGGGGCGGCCGGCCCGAGAGATCGGCGCAGCGCAACGTTTTCCTGTCGGGCGCCGGCCGCGCCTGCGGGAACAGCGGCGGCAGCCAGCCGGCCGCCGTGGCCGTCAGGCGCTCGCGGACCTCATCGAGATCAATCCGGACAGGCGGCTGCCAGACGTCGTTCAGATCGATCATGCCGGGATCTCAAGCAAGGATCACCAGTCCCCTCTCGGCGCGGGTGATGACCGTGTAGAGCCAGCGCCGGCGATCCGTCTCGGTGCGGCCGAGGCCGTCGTCCCACACGATCACGTTCTCCCATTGCGAGCCCTGGGACTTGTGGCCGGTGATCGCCCAGCCGAAGGTCGCCTCGGTCAGGTTGCGCTTCTCCTTCCAGTCGCGGTCATGTCGGTGCCGGTCGAAGGCGACGTGATCCTCGAAGTGCCCCTTGTAGATGCGCAGGCGTCCGGGCGCGCCGTCGGGTCCGGGCGGCCCGATCCGGCTGCCCTCCTCGTCGGTCACCGTGGCCGAGAAGAACAGGCTGCCCTCGTCGACGACGTCGCCGAGCGAGACGAACATGCCGTTGATCAGCCCAAGGTCATTCTGGTTCTTGAGGCAGACGATCTTCTCGCCCGGCCCGGACGGCAGCCAGCCGCCGTCGAAGCCCGCGGCCAGGCGCAGGGCGTTGTTGAGCTGCAGCCGGGTGGCGTTCATCCCGCAGATGACCTGGCCGCCGCGCAGGCACTGCTCGGGCGTCACGTCCATCTTGCGCATCTTCCAGACGAAGGTGTCGTACTGGCCGAAGCCGATCGGCTCGCCCTGGCGCGCCATGGTCGCGAGCCGGATGATCGCGCTTTCGCCCGCTTGCCGGTGGATCTCGGTCAGCATGATGTCCGGCGCGTCCTTGGTGAACGCCCCTTCGCCCTTGATCGGCGGCAGCTGGCCGGGATCGCCCAGCACCAGGATCGGCTTGCCGAAGCTCATCAGGTCGCGTGCCATCTCCTCGCCGACCATCGAGACCTCGTCGAGCACGATCAGCTTCGCGTGCGTGGAGTCGCTCTGCGGATTGAGCGCGAAGCGCGGCTTCTTCATCGCCGAGAGCGCCTGGCGCATGGCCTCGATCGCCGCCTCGGCCGCGGTGCGCTCGAATCCGGCGAGCCGGCGCGCGTCCTTCTCCGCCTGCTCGATCTTCTTCCTCGCCTCCTCGATCTCTTCCTCGGTCGCCTCGATGACGCTGTAGATCAGGCTGTGGATGGTGCGCGCGGGCGTGCCCTTGCGGCGCAGCACGAGCGCGGCCTTTCCGGTGAACGTCGCCGTGACCACGCCCGGAACGCAGGCGCCGCCGTCGCGATCGCTCCGGTGTGCCTCCAGCCCGAGCTCTTCGAGCGCGAACTTGAGGACCGTGGACTTGCCGGTGCCGGCATAGCCGAAGAGCCGGAACACCTGCTGTTCCCGCGCCCGGCTGCCGTACCAGTCCTTGATGGCGGCGATGGCGCGGGCCTGCGTGCCGGAAGGGGTGATGCCGGTCATCGTCCCGCCCTCCAGCACCGCTCCCGCCAGGGGCATGGCGGATGCCACTCGCCCCCGGTCATGCCGCCGCGGCAGACGGCGGACGACGGATCGCCGACCGCCCGCGGCAGCAGGTCCTCGGCCTCGCTCGCCCGCACGATAAGCACCGCCTTGTCGCTCGCGGCCTGCGCGAGCCCGGCGTCGAACGGCACGAGCTCGCAGTGCAGTTCCCAGGTGTCGCGGTTGAGCGCGGTGAACAGCGCCGGGTTGGGCAGATCGAGGTACGCCTGGTAGAGCGCGATCTGCGCGGCGTAGACGGGCCTGGCGAGGACGACGCCCTTCTTGACCACCTCGTTCCAAGAGGAAGGGCCAAGCGCCTTGTTCTCCCACAGCGCGGGGTAGGCCATGGGGGCGGGACCTGACAGAAGGCAGCCGTCGATATGCCCCTTGAAGCGGCCGTCCAGCTCGGTGAAGCCGAACTGCCGGCCATCCCTGCGGGCGGTGCGGAGCTCGAAGCCGGTGGCGCGCAGCCAGCCCGCCACCACGTCCTCCGCGCGATGCCCGGCCTCGAAGATGCGCAGCGTGCCGCCGTCGAAACCGCTGCCTGCGTCCTTCGGCACGGCAAGATAGTCGTACTGGATCTGGCGCAGGCATGCGCGTCCGAGACCGGAGGCGCTGACGTAGCGGCGGGGCGCCTGTTCCCGGTTGCGCGCGACAAGGGCGGCATCGATGGCGGCATTGACCGCAACGCCGATGCCGGGATCGCGCGCCGGGCCCTCGTACTGGCAGCCGGAACCGTGGTTGAGATCGATCATGCGCCGCGCTCCCAGAAGCCGCCGCTTCTGGCGATGCAGCGCAGTTTGTGTTCCTGGGCGCCGGTCAGGCCGGCGCGGCTGCCGTAGACATCGAACTTCTCGCGCAAGGATTCGCAGAACTCGATCTCGAAGTCGGTTTCCGCGTTGGCCTCGGCCGCCTCGAGGAGCGCCAGCCATTCCTCGGCCGGACCGTCGTCGTTCAGATCCATCGCGACGGCCGGCCTTGTCAGAAAGGGATGGGATCGTCCAGCGCCGTCCCGGTCCGTTCGGCGACGCCGGCCTGGCGCTGCATGCTCTCGACGTAGCCGGTGACGGCGGCCTCGATCAGCCGGTCGATCTCGGCGGCGGTGCGATGGAGGAAGGGCTCCATCAGGCCGAGCTCGGTCAAAGCTTCGGCGAACGGGCGCCGCGCGTCCTTCAATGCCTGCGTTTCTCGTGCCGTCTTGTCGATCATCCCGTTGTTCCTTCCCGCGAGCGCGCTGCCGGCGTCGAGGCAGCGCATGGAGCAGAATCGGTAATGCGGATAGCGGTCCCACCGGAGCCGGTGGACGTAGCCGAAGCCGCGGGCCTCGCGTCCGCAGAGGGCGCAGACGCCTACCCGAGCAGGAGCCGGGTCAGGTCCGGATGTCCGTCCGGTTCCGCCTTGATCCTCTCCGAGGCCAGGACCACGAAGCGGCCGATGGCGTTGGCGGCCATGGCTTCCAACTCGGGCAGGGTCAGGCAGCGGATCGGCTGGTGCAGCCTTCCTCGTCCTTCCAGCCATTCGCCGATCGCCTTTGCCGCCTCGCGCGTCACATGCGCCTGCCACTCGTCATCGGTCATGGGCCGATGCACCTTGGCGGACCTGGCGTCAGCCGTTGAGCCAGGCCGGCCCGGCGACTGGGGCGGGCTGCGCCGGGGCCGCCGCGGGCTGTCCCGCCCAAGGCACACTGCCCGGCGCTGGGGCTGCCGCCGGCGCGCCCCAGGCGGGCGGCTGCTGGACGGGACCTTCGGGCGCCTTGCGCGGCTTGGCGTTGACCGGCTCGGGCGCCACGGCCTCGCCGCGCATGATGCCCGCGTATTGCGGCTCGCCAGGCAGGACCACGTTGGCGAGCTTGTTGGCGTCCTTGTATTGCGGGCTCGAGGCGGGCTCGATCATGATGCGGGCGGCGAACACGATCCCGTCCAGCTGCTTCAGCCCCTGCATCACGCGCTTCTGCCTGGCGGCCGGGCTCATGTCCTTGGGATCGAGGCCGAGCGCGCTGTCGATCATGGCGCGGAAGGCGCTCTTCGAGATGTTCCAGCCTTTGGATTGGCCCTTCTCGTCGAGCTTGCCGCCGGCGACGGTGAAGTTCTGCCAGAACTTGCGCCGGGCAAATGGACCCTCGACCACGGTGAACTCGCAGTCGAGCATCCTGGCGTCGCTCGACTGCGAGGCCTTGAGAAGGCCGGCATCCATCGGCGTCGGGCCGTTCACGCCGCCCGGGCGGATGGTCATCTTGACCTTGGCGAAGGTGCCGTCGGGGATCAACTCGCCCATTGGCGCCTTTTGCGGCTGCGCGTCGTTGAGATCGTACATGGCGTTCTCCTCTTGGTTTGGTAATCAAGCTGCGTGTGGGGCGGCGCCCGCGGCGGCTGACGCCGCCCACGAGGCCGCCGTGGCCGTCTTGTTGATCTTGGCGAGCAGCGCGCCGAGGTCCGGCGGCTCGGTCAGATCCAAGCGGCCCGAGCGGTCCTTGGCCGGCAGCCCGAACGGATTGCCGGCGCGGCAGACCAACCGCCGCTCCTCTGCCTTCTCGTCGAGCACGCAGGCGCCCTCGGCATCGCGCGAGAACAGGTGCATCGAGATCACCTGATCGACGATGGCGGGAAGCTCACGGCCCGCCTTGGAGCCCTCCATCTGCGGCTGCCAGGTGGTGACGTTGAATTCGTCGGTCACCTTCTCCAGCACGCCGACGAAGATCACCGTCCTGCCCGGCGCGTGCTGCAGGTGCTTGAGCGCCTGGATGACCTCGCGTCCGAGCAAGCCGTAGGCGCTCCGGACGTCCGGCTTTCCGGTGCGCTCCGAAAAGGCCTCGGGCTGCTGCTTGGCGTAGACCATCACCTGGCGGGTGAGGTCGGTGATGCTGTCGACGAAGACGATCGACTTGCCGGCAAGGAACTCCTCGACGCCGCTTCCGGCGTAGACGCCGCGCGCATGGCGGTGATGCTCGGCGCTGTACCAGGCGGATGCGTCGGCCGCTGGATCGGGCCCGCCGATCAGGACCGAAAGATCGCGGAAATCGACGAAGCTGCGGATCGGGATGCTGGCGCCGGGCCAGTCCTGGACGGACTTCATGCCGGCTTCCAGATCGAGGCAGACGGTGCATTCGACGGGCAGCGTCTTCAGCAGCGTCGTCTTGCCGACACCGGGCGGCCCGAAGATGGCGAGCGAGGTCTTGTTGTGCGCGGCCGACAATCGTTCGTCGGCGGTCACGATGCGTATCGGCATTCCGATCTCCTTCTCCGTGATCGACCATCGGCCGATTGATGGGAGCTTCGGGCTTGGTCGGTTCGGGAAACGGCGGGGCGTTGACCAGGTGCCGAAGGATGACCCGCCCGTCCTCGCGGATCGGGCCGCCCCGCCGTTTGTTTCGGGTCTAGGACGAGTCCTCCGTCCGGATGGCGAGCCGGTAACTCGCCTTGCCGGTCCTGACGGTGCGGGCTGCGGCGAAGGCTTCGCGGATCGGCGCCGGCCAGGCCGAGTACTTGCGCTCCGGCGCGCGGTAGGCGATGTCGACGTAGTCGGCGGGATTCTCGCCGCCGGCGCGGATGCGCTCGACCAGCCGCGCGAGCTGAGCCTGATCCCAGTCGACCTTCTTCGGGATGTCGGCGACCACGGCGACCGGGCCGTCGTCGAAACGGACCGTGCCGGTGTCCTTGCCCTCGGCATGGCGCAGCGCGGTGGCGCGGTCGGCGTAGCGCAGCGCGATCGCGGCTTCGAGCCAGTCCTTGAGGTGCTTCGCCGCCTGGAGAGCCGCCTCGGCATCTTCCTGCAGGAGCGCCAGCTGGTCGGCCGGCAGCGTGGCGATCTCGCCGACCGGCATCGAACGAAGGTCGTCGAGCGGAATGCGGTTGCCGCGGGCGGACATCAGGCTGCCTCCTGGGACATGAGCGTGGCGAAGGACAGCGGCGCCTTCTTGGGGCGCGGACGGGCGACGGCGAGATAGGCGAACATGCCCGGCGCAAGCCGGCGCTGCACGAGATGGACGAAGCCCTGCTCGGCGAGCCTGAAGGCGCGGTTGCTCGTCGCGATCAGGGCGGCGCGATCGTCCGCGGTCATCGCCTGGCCGTATGGCGTGCGGTCGGCGCCGAGGAACCCGCAATGGTATTCGAGAACGTCGCCGGGCGCGGCGTGGGCGAGCCAGGCGCAGAGCTCGATCTCGGTGATGCCCGGGCATGCGGCCGGGAGCCGCGCGGAAGCATCGGCGGTCATCGCGCTGCTCCCGGATCGCCGGCCGGGATGGCCGAGGGCGCGGCCTTGTAGACGGCGAACAGCGCCGTGCCGTCGCCGGCGGTGCCGGCGTCCTCGATGCGGTAGTCCTCGCCGGCTTCGATGACCTGGGCCAGCTCCCATCGCCGGAAGAGGCCGGGAAGGCGGCGAAGCTCCTCGCGCGTGCCGGTCGGTGTGTCGCTCATGTGGACGCGGTCCCCGGATTCGGGCGCCGGCCATTCCGGCGCTCTCGAAACGGAAAACGCGGGGTCCGCGGGCGGAATGGGACAAGGGGCCGTCAATCTTCCTCCAGCCCCTCGCGGATTCGCCGGAGCGCGCGCTGGAACCGCTTGCGTGCCGCCTCGTGCCCGATCCCGAGACGGCCGGCAGCCTCGTCCTGCCCCTCGCCCAGGACCACGACGGCGACGACGAGGTCGGCGTCGGCTCCGACCATGCGGGCAAGGAGTTCCCGGAGCATGGCCGTCTCGGCGTCCACCCCCGCGCCCGGAGGCAGGCCGAAACGCGAAGGGCCGTGCGACTCGCTGGCAAGCACGTCGCCCAGGGCATCGGGATCGGGCAGATCGGCCCGCAGGGACCGTTCTGCCCACACCCGCCGCAGATCCTGCCGGATATCCCGCTCGACGTTGCGCACCAGGGTGGCGGCAAGACGGCGGATCCCGGTGAGATCGGCCCGGAGCACGGCGAGCGTGAACCGTTCGGAGATCGCCGAGACCAGCTCGTCCGGGCGCTCGCGGAAATGGCGCAGCAGGCGGCGATAGATGCCGTCCAGCGCCGGCCAGAGGGCCAGCCACAGCATCGTCATCGCGATGCCGCGGCCGCCGGCCTGGACCTCCGCGACGAGAACGGCGAGCAGGCGATCCTTGTCGTCGAGGTCGCCGCTCCTCGCATGGAAATAGTCGAGGACTGCCGCCTGGTCGTGGAAGCGGCGCAATTCGGAATGGCTCCGTTGAAGGGTCTCGAACCGCCGCCGGGACTCGATGAGCTGGAGGGAACGCATGAAACCGTCGTGAAGGGACTGCCAGAGGGCTCGCACGGGACGCCTGCCTTGCGGCCGGGCGTCCAGCGCTCACGGGGCCGAGCAGGGGCGTCTTTGCGCTCTGGTTGATGGGATGGGATCGGAGGGAGCGGCGCCTACGCGGCGTCGCGGCCGTTTCGCTCCGAGGTCGTCAGCCTGATCACGTTCAGGGTTCTGCAGCTGGGGCGGTAGCAGACGATCGACGCATGGAACGCGCCGTCGACCGTGGCCTGCAGATCGCCCCGCCGGATGGTCATGCCGCTGTCGTCGATCTTGGCGAGGAGAATGCTGCAGGACTTGCAGCGGACTTCCCTCGATCTGGGTGGTGTACCCATGTGCTGGCCTCCTTGAGCTCGCGCCCATCGGCGGGCGCCTTCGGAGGCCAGCTTCGGCGGCGGGTGGAGGGGGGAGTCGAAGCCGGGAATGCCGGCCTGCTCCGGTATCTCCTCGGGCTTTGCTCCCCTATCCCCCGAGGTTCAACGGCACGGGCACGCCCAGCTCGCGCGCCTTCTTGAGCAGCGTTTCGGCGTTCTTCCGGGCCTTCTCGAGATTCCGTGCAAGCTGCTTCGTGCCGGGTGTCGAAACCTTGCGGCCGGACCTCGGCTTCGTCCGGTTCTCGCCGACGAACCGCAGGGACTGCAGGCTTTCATCGAAACGGACATGACGAGGATCGAGCGCGAGGCGGATGCGGCCGTCGCGATTCGGCGACGACTTGACCAGCGATTTCATCTCGGCGGCCGACAGCCCGTCGACCGGATGGCTTTCGAGCTCCCACCGCAGGGCTTCGATGTCGTGGTCCTTGTCGTCTCCGAGAAGCCGCCATTTCTCGATCCAGCCCCCGCCCTCCGTGTCGGCATCGGCGGCTCGCGCGGCGGCAAGCAGGAGAAGCCGCGCGAACTTGATGTCGCTGATCCGGAAGCCGCCGCAGTCATGTCCGTTGATGCGCACCACGTGCCGCTCGCCGGGGGCCGTTGCGAACTCCATCGTCACGTCGTCGAAGAGCGCGGCCGGGTCGTCGATCCGGACGCGGCGATACTGCGGATCGATCGCGTCGAGGGCACGCCACAGCGCCAGATCGCCGTCCCGCGTTTCCGGTACCGGCAGGATCACGATGCCGCTCGGACGGCAGACGTCCGGCAGCTGGCCGCCAAGCCGGCTCAGCAGCACGATGAGGCCGTCGCCGCCGAGCCGATGCGCGAGACCGCTGCAGATCGCATCGAAGGGGGCGTCGGGCTGCAGCATCCAGACCACCGGGACGCGGCGCCCGCGGCGCGCCAGGATGCCGACCGGAACGATCGCGGGCTCAAGACCCGCTTCGAGCGGCTCAAGATCGTTCCGATCCCGCAGCGCGGCGAACACCCGTTCGGCCGGGCAGCGGTAATCCTCCAGCGCCTTTGCCGGCACCCATTGCCAGCCCGGCCAGCACGCCGGCTCGTTGGGGCAGGCGACGCCTACGAGATCTTCGTCGCGCCGCGACTCCAGGTCGAGATTCGGCGTGCAGACATGCTCGCAATCGGGCGGCCGCCACCGGGCGCCATCCATCCGCTCGATGATGCGCGAGCGCAACAGGTCTTCGGCGTCCAGGCCGGCGTCATCGAGGTCGCCCCGCGTGACGACTGCGTCACGCGCAAGCCGCAATCTTGACAGCAGGAGCGGCCATGGAGAAGGCGCTGCGGCTTTCATCGATCCCCCATTCCTTGAGATAGCGGCGGATGATCCGGTCCCGCTTGGTGTCCCTCAGGTTGGTGCTGTTGGGATTGTGCAGGCTGGCGGTCCGGTATCTGGCGCGCCCCTTGGCGTCCGCGAACTCGAACTGGATGCGCACGCCGTCGGCCAGGCTGCCGTCGGCGGGGATGCGGTGATCGGCAAGCACCGTTCGCAGATCGTCGGGGCGGATGTTCGGGACCAGGTCGATGGTCAGCTTCCGGACGTCGGCGTGTCCGGTCCGCATGACGGCGCGCGTGACGCAGGGCCGGCCAAGGCCGTCCGCCGGATGGGTGGGAAAATCGAATCCGGGCTGGAACAGCGGCGCGAAGTTGTACTTCGGCGTCCTGCTCAGGTCCTCGAAGTAGTCCGCATCGCCGACGAAGATCTCGGCCCAGAGGTCGCGCAGCTTCTCGCGCTCGGGCTTGCGCGGCGCCTTCACCAGAAGGGTGCAGGTCTCGGGATAGAAGACGGCGGCGATGCGGCTCACGAGCCGCATCCACACCGGCTCGACGGTGTCGTCGCTGCGGAACTGATCGAGCGGCTTCACCTCGTCCTCGTGGAAGACGAACACGGCGAACTTGCCGTCCCCGTCGAAATCCTCGACCTGGCAGCGGGCACCGCCGGCGTGCCGGCGGAAATGCTCCGCCATCGCCTGGCGGATGCGGGCCTTTGCCTCGGGCGCGGCCTTCACCTCGACCGGGTACTTGCCTCGGTACTCCCGGAAATGGTCGAGCATGTCGACGGCGTAGCTCTGGTGCGCGCGGTGGAACTCCTGCGGCGCGTGCAGGAACAGCCGCATCGCGAGGTCGTTCGCGGACCAGTCCCGGCTCTCCTCGATCAGATGGGCATCGTCGGTGCCGGCCCAGACCAGCCGGGCGACGTGATCGAGATACGGCCGCGCATGGGTGCCGCACATGTCGTTCACGGGCAGGAGCTCCGTTTCCATATGCAGGCGCTCGGCTTCCGGCAGCGCCTTCCACACTCGATAGGCCTGGTTGGGATCGGCCGCCTTGCCGCGATCGGCGATCAGGACGATGTCTCGGGCGGCCTCGTAGAGGGCGATGACGGACGGGGAGACCTTCCTGAAGAAGGCCTTCGGGTTCCACTCGCGGTGGCGCATTCTGGATGTCCTTTCAATAACGTTGCCTAAACGGTAAACACTGCACTCAAAAAAAGGGGGCGGCGTGTCAGAACAGCTCCGCCGTCGCCTGGGATTTGTCCTTGACCAGCTTCAGGTCGAGCAGGCGGTAGCACATCGCCTCGTTGGAGACGTTCAGGAACCCGCCCTCGGCAATGACGTCGCCCGCGAAGGCACGAAGTCGCGCGTCCGGGACGCCCGTCTTCCGGCTGTCGGCGAGCCCGTCCCAGACCGGCGGCTTGGCGTTGCAGACGGCGAGCGCGGCCGCTCGCACCGCCATCGCCGGCATCAATAGCCGGACGGCGAACTGGTCGGCCTGCCATTCGGCCGGCGTCCTGTGCTCCTTCGCGCGGCACACCACGGCCGGCGTCGGCTTCTCGTCGGGGCTCATGGAAAACAGCGGCAAGGTCACTTTGTCCATCTCGTAGAGAGGGCGGTGCAGCTGCCAGTGGCCGATCTCGTGGGCCACTGTGAACGCGAAACGCCCCTCCTTGCCCTCCAGCGACCGGTCGATGCGGACGCACTCCTCGTCGAACCAGGTCGCGCCCAGGACATCGTCCATGCCGAGCCGCTCCTTGAGATCGGCTACCTCCAGCGTCAGCCGCAGATACCCCTCGGCGATCTCGTCCACGTCGATGGGCGGCTGCACGACGGCCTTCTTCCATGCTCCGTATTGCCGCAGCAGCTCGGCGACGGCGTGGTCGAGATCGCTCGGCTTCAGGAAGGGCACCTTGATCTGCAACATCACGCCTTGCCTTTCTTCGCCTGCGCCTTGTCCAGAAGCGCCATGAGCTTGTCCGCTGAGACGTTCTGCTCCTTGGCCCGGCGCAGGAATTCCGGCATGCCCGGGTCGGCCTTCACATAGTCCGAGACCTCCCTTGGGATCCGGCCGGCCAGGATCATCAGCTCGTCGAAGTCCTCCTGGAGCATGTCGGCAAGCTTCCGGATCACCTTCTCGGCGGGGACAGCCTTCTCGGCCCCGGTTTCGATTCGCGACATGAAGGTGGCCGAGATGTCCGCCTTGCGGGCGGCCTCCCGAAGCCCGATGCCAAGTTCCGTGCGGCGCCGGCGGATGCGTTCCCCAAAGGTCTCCGACTTCTTCATTTCGGTCTCCGATTCTGCTTGTACCCTAAACCCTAAACACCATCGAGTCAATCGCCCCTCCGGCGGCCGAGCACCGCTCTTGTCCCAATCCGCCCGCGGCAGGCGCGTTTCCATGGCGAACTTCCATCGCCGGGAACCGCTGCCTTGTCCAACCCCATCTCTTCCGATCGCATGACCGCAGCTGAGCGAATCGGCGAGATTTGCACGATTCTGGCCCGGGGGCTGGTTCGGCTGAAGGCGCGCCAGTCAAGGCCTGTATCCGACGACCGCGGAGAAAGTTGCCTCGACTTCCCGGACGACCAACGCGGTCATGCCAACCGCACGCGAAGTCGTGAGGCAAGAGCATGACCGAGACCATCATCGCCCGAATCGCGGCTCTGAAGACGACGCCGACCCCGGATCTCAAGAAGCAGTGGCGCGATCTCTTCGAGACTGAGCCGCCGCCCTACAACCGGCGCTTCCTCGAAAGCCGGCTCGCCTACCGCATCCAGGAACTCGCCTACGGCGGGCTCAAGCCCGAGACGATCGAGCGCCTCGAGGCGCTGGGCGAGCAGCTCGACGGCGGCAACATCGTCATGCGCCGGACCCGCGCCCACGACAAGCCGATCACCGGCACGCGGCTGATCCGCGAATGGCAGGGCGTCGAGCACACCGTCACCGTCCTGCAGGACGGCTACGAGTGGCAGGGGCGGCCCTACCGGTCGCTTTCCGCCATCGCGCGGGCCATCACCGGCACGCGATGGAACGGCTGGGTGTTCTTCGGCCTCAAGAACCAGCGGGGCCACGCATGAAGAAGCCGCCCCATCCGCCGAAAGCCGCCCGGAAGCTCCGCTGCGCGATCTACACGCGCAAGTCGAGCGAGGAAGGGCTGGAGATGGAGTTCAACAGCCTCGACGCCCAGCGTGAGGCCTGCGAGGCCTACATCGCCAGCCAGAAGCCCGAAGGATGGGTGCGCCTGGCCGACCGCTACGACGACGGCGGTTTCTCCGGCGGCACGCTGGAGCGCCCCGCGCTGAAGCGTCTCCTCGCGGACATCGAGGCGGGCGGGGTCGACGTTGTAGTCGTTTACAAGATCGACCGCCTCAGCCGCTCGCTCATGGACTTCGCCAAGCTGGTTGAGGTGTTCGACCGGCGGGGCGTGACCTTCGTCAGCGTCACGCAGTCGTTCAACACGACGACCTCGATGGGCCGGTTGACGCTCAACATCCTGCTGTCCTTCGCCCAGTTCGAGCGCGAGGTGATCGGCGAGCGCATTCGGGACAAGTTCGCCGCCAGCCGCAAGAAGGGCATGTGGATGGGCGGCTTCGTGCCGCTCGGATACGAAGTCAAGGACCGCAAGCTCGTCATCAACGAGCGCGAGGCCGCGACCGTCCGGATGATCTTTGAGCGGTTCGTCAAGGTGGGTTCGGCGACTGCCCTGGCCCGTGTCCTTGCCGCCGAGGGGGTGACGACGCGGCGCGGGCGGCTGGTCGACAAGGGGTTCCTCTACAAGCTGCTGAACAATCGGGTCTACATCGGCGAGGCGGTCCACAAGGGCACGGCCTATCCCGGCGAGCATGAGGCCATCATCGGCCGCTCCCTGTGGGACAAGGTCCACGGGATACTCCGCGAGAGCCCGAGGGCCCGCGCCGCGCGCACGCGGGCCTCGACGCCCGCGCTGCTCAAGGGGCTGATCTTCGGTCCCACCGGCTGCGCCATGACGCCGACCCACACGCGGCGCGGCGAAAAGCTCTATCGCTATTACGTCAGCCAGTCGGTGCTCAAGCGCGGGCCCGAGGCCTGCCCGGTCGGGCGCGTATCCGCGGCCGAGATAGAGGCGGCCGTCGTCAGCCAATTGCGTGGCCTCCTGCGGGCACCGGAGTTCGTCGTCGGCACATGGCGCGCCGCCCGGGCAGAGATCGATGGGCTCACAGAATCCGAGGTGCGCGAGGCACTGGAGCGGCTCGACCCGCTTTGGGACGAACTCTTCCCGGCCGAGCAGGCGCGCATCGTCCAACTGCTCGTCGAGCGGATCGACGTGGCGCCGGGCGGCATCGATATCCGGCTCCGTGTCGACGGACTGGCAAATTTGGTCCGTGACCTTGCCGGCGCCGGCCCCGAGTCGCGGAGGGCGGCATGACCGGCGCGGCGTCCCTCGCCAAGGACGGGCGCACGCTCACGATTCGCGTGCCCTTCGCATTGCGAAAGCGCGGGGGTCGGAAAATGGTCGTGGCGCCAGAAGGCGCGACCTGGGGCGCGCCGCACCCACGCGTGGACAGCACCATGATCAAGGCGATCGCCCGCGCCCATCGGTGGAAGCGCCTTCTCGAAAGCGGCCGGCTCACCTCTGTCGCCGAACTGGCCGCAGCCGAGAAGATCAACCAGTCCTATCTGTGTCGCGTCCTGCGGCTAACACTGCTCGCGCCAGACATCGTCGAGGCGATTCTCGACGGTCGACAGCCGGCGGAGATGACGCTGGCGATGCTAATGAAGCCGTTTCCGGTGGGTTGGCGAGAGCAAGCTCAGATGCTTTCTCATTGCCATTAG